CACCACATTTCTGACAAATAACAATATACACCATATTTATCACCTTCCGGTGCTTTCGATTAACAGATCTGGTTTGTTCATCCAGAGTAAAGCAGTATATATTCTTTTGAAGTTGTCACGCTCCAACCTTAATCGTATGACACTTTGCCGTAGTGTTGTGGTACAGGTTTGCACGTGTGCTTTACGTTTGGCTTCGGTGGTGATGCCCTTTTCTTTTTTGAGGTTATCCCAGTCGGTTTCCAACCATAAACTGTTTTCCTTGTTTAAGAGTTTTTCTTTGGCGGTTTGCAGTTCGTAGTCCTTGTCTGCTAGTTTTTGGTTTATTTCAAATATATTCAGTTCCATCATTTCCCCTCCTTTATTGGTGGGGAGATTTTCGTAATATTACCTGTTAAGGCTTTTTTGTTGTACTCCCCACTGTTCTACAAAGTATATATCTCTAAATACTATTATTTATATGTTTCCATACTTTCCCATATTTATATAATTCTGGATCTCTGGCTAAGTAATTGGTGATGCGGTTTGGTGATAGGTTTACTCTAGATTCTTTTTTTTGTATTTTGTTCATAATTGTAGGGAATGGTAATCCTTCTGGATGGTTTTGTAATAGTTGGTTGAGCCAGTTTTTGGCTTGTTGTTTGCTGGCAAACCCTACATTTTTATTTTTATTCTTATGATAATAATTTCTCATATATTCTTTTCTATCCTTCATAACTTTTCCCCTCCATCTTATTTGGGGGTGTGAGGGTTTTATCGTAATATTACCCTTCAGGCTTTTTTTTATTATTCCCCTCACACCCATCCTAATTATATTCTATAAAGGTTTACTTATATGGTACTCACCACAATCGTCTGCTATGAGTTGGTGGTGGGTGATGAAGAATCCATCACATTTTTCACATGTCCAATGCACCATGAGTGTGTCCTGGCGTGGGGGGGTCTGTTTGTACCATGTATCAATTATACGGTTTTTGGGTTCTTGGCAGTGGGGGCATGTGATGTGTGATAATTGTTCAGCCAGAGCTTCTTCTTCTTGGGCTTGTTCTTCGTATGGTGTTCCTGTAATCCTCATATCCTCTCATTCTCCCTTAACATACTTCACGGGTATTTTATGGTAATGACCCCGTAGATTAGTCAGTGCCTCATTAATCCGGCGGAGATGGTACTCCTCATGAGCTTTCACCTTTTCCACCTCAGTTTTCCTGTAATAATCAAAAATACTCACCATAATCAATCACCACCCTTCGGTGTTTTGTTCCTGGCAATTATGTGCATGATTTCATGAGCACGGGTTTCGTTCAAAGGATGATTCCCATAGGTGTCATCCAGATACTCATGGATAGAATATAATAAATCATTTCCCAGTCGGATCTGTAAATCCATCATAAATATTCATCCCCTGGAATGTAATCAAACGCTTCCCTTATGTAGTAGTCGGCGTATTCTTTCAGGTTAAAAAAGGTGTCTTCTTCTTTTTCAGCCATGTTAAATCACCCTGTGGATGTGTGTTCGGTTGCTGGGTTTTTTGGGTTGGAATGGTTTAAACTCTTCAATGAAGCGTTGTAGTTCTTCATCCCATCGGATTTTGTTTTTGGTGGTTTGTTTCATGTGAACACACGTCTCCTTTGCATAGCCCTATAATTTTTATATTTAAATAGTTCATCACAAAATGTGTGATATCCTGTTTGTATTCCTATCTCTAAAGCGTAGAACACAGCTTTAATGGTTTCTATCATATTTTTCCCTCCGTTTTCGTCCCTTGTTTCCCCCTATTATAGGAGAAAACGGAGAGTCCTTTAAAAAAAAATATAGACTCTCCAATGGCAAGAAGATCTTGTTTGAATTAGTCCCCTCCTGCAAGTAAACCTTTGTCATTATTACTATATAAAACTATCGGTATAAAAAAATAAGAAAAAAATATAATCAATATACAAGTCAATCAGCATCATAAATACACATTCTATCATGTTTCTCAAACAACTCAAAAGGTTCAAGTTTATTATATAAAAAATCGGTATCAGTTTCATAAAACTCAATAACACTTCTTTCACCTCTATATATAGTCACATCCAAACTATGTTCAAAAGGCATGAAATCGTATTGATAATGCTTATCCCTGTTTATATTATAATCTACTTGGATTGAATAACCTTTATTAAGTAATTCTTTTATTTCTGATTCTGAGAAATTGACACCAAATAATTTTCTTTTTTCTTTAATCCAAGGGCATTCCTCATATAAAGTGTTTAATGGTTCGCTTTTCCAAATATAAAATTCATCGAGCAATTCAAATGTTCTCCATTCATCAGGATGGTTTTCTTTTAACCATTTATCAAAATTCATTATGTTTCTCCTCCTCATTTTTTATACCCCCTTAATTTTGTATATATTTATAACTTTACTATTATATATACATTACTGTTTTGGTAATGTATTTGGTTCGTTATAGTGGTGTTTAACGAAGTAAGTCAGAATTGGTCGATTAAAAAAGTCCTCCTTATACACTTAAATGTATAAAGAGGTTTAAAGATTTGTTATTGTGGGTTGCGTTATCACTGATATGTAATGCAGATTGGATTAAGTACGGCCATCATCACTAAGAAGCCATTGCTGATTATAACCAATCAAGTTAGCACCACTGGCACACCATAACTGACCAAGAGGATAAGATGATTTAAGGGCCGCTGCTGGATCTATACGTCGCCAGTTGCTACCTAATTCTTTACCGGCTATGTCTAGTTGTATGTGTCCACTTCCACTTGCACATCGGATGTTAACATATCTGACTGAGTATCCTAGGTCTTTGGCGACTTGGTACATTAACTGACAAATGTCACTACAATTCAATCCGCTGCGGTTCTTTAAGCGTTGTAATGCTGCTGACTGACTATAAATATCATTATAGTAATAAGAATAGCTACGGCCTTTAATGCTGTTATAGGCTTCTGTGAAACTGTTAACACTTCTTCCAACGGCGTTCTCAAAGGATTGAATGTAAGCAGATTTGTTGGATGGTGTGGTAACTATGGTGTTAACATAGTTAGGTGGGCTGCCATGGCTCTGTTCCCATAATTCATACCGTGTTCTCATCTCATTAAATCGTTTAATATTGATGGTGTCGCCTTGTTGGTTTGGTTTAGTGTACATGAACCGTGGTTCGGTTCCTTTGCTACGTCGCCATGCCCAGTATCTCATGAGCATGTCTATGAACATGGCTTTGTATATTTTCGTGTTTGTGTTGCTTATATCTGTCATGGTGTTATCCCCTCTTTTTTTGTTATTCATCCCTGCGTCGTATCATATCTTTAAATGCCGTTTTACTTATTTTATAGGAATCGTTACTGATGTCTTCACCAAAACTCGTTAATGTACCCATTCATTTCACCTCATATTCTTTATAAAATAAATCATGATATATTCACTTAACTTATTTCCCACAAATAATTAATTTCTAACAACAAAATTTCTAACAACCGGTTGACTTCTATATCGTATTTGTGTTAAACCGTTCCAAAATTCATCAAAAGTTCGCACTTTAACTCCGCTCTGATAAACATATTTTATGAATTCCTCAAAATGTTCAAGATACCATCCACTTGAAGAAGGATCTTCTTGAATATCATGGAACACTAAAAAAACAGTGGTATTATGTTCTAATACATAATCAACATAATTTTTAGCGGATTCAAGACTCGTTTTTTTATTAACAACTTGATAAGGAATATTATATTTATCTTGGATTGGAAATGAAACATAACCTACACTATTCCTCCCTGCAATCAAATTAAGTTTCGGGAAAAGAGTATCGCATAATACATTATATTGCCCATAGGGATACCCAATATAGTATGCAGTCCTCTCAAAGCCGTTTTCAAGTAACCATTCAATGGATGGAGATATAACATCCATTAAGTCATCTTCAGTAGTTAATAAGCTTAAATTTGAATGATTCCTTGTGTGATTTGCTATACAACACCCATCTTCATATAATTCAGTTAATTCACTGATTTGAACAGATGTACTCATTGCCCCAATCCAGTCACTGTTGATAAAAATAGTGCATGGCATATTGTATTTTTTGAGAAGTGGATATGAAGTGGTAATTAATGTTTTTTGATTGTCGTCAAAAGTAAATATTATTGTGGGAAGTGTATATGGGAATGGTATAGGTGTCCTATTTACTGTTTTTCTAGTTATCATGTTTTTTATAGTTGGAAGAGTTTACACTCATATATTTTTACGGTTCCTGTTGCTGCAGCCGATGTGTAAAATCTGATTCTGAAATATCTTTCGGATATCATAGTTGGGGCGATTGATATCTTACTTTCCGTGGGTGATCCACTTCCCCCCACACTCTGTCCTTCATTATATGTTACTGCATTAAAATTGTCAGAACTTTGATCAACATATATATATAAATTATTATTCGAAACACTAACCCCTGCGTGTATACTTAGTAATAATGGACTACTTGGGGTATCATTTAGGTCGAATGTAATTGTTCCAACCGTTCCAGCCCCACTTGTGCTTTTGGTTCCTGTTCCTGTGCTTGTGGTGTGATTTCCATCTGTGACATTGGCTAGGTCACTAGGTGGGGTATCCCATAAAGCTGCTGTGGGCACATTTCCAATTAATAGGTTCCTAAGTTTACTCCGACTTTTAGTTATGATTCCACTTTGCATTTTTAAGCAACTCCATAAATGAATCTTACACCTTCATCATTCACCAATGAATCTATATAGACATCGGCGAGGTTATCAACATCTAACATAATACTATCACCTGATTCTAATATTATTCCGGTTCCTGTACTGGCTGTGGCATCCACACCAGACCCCCCCACCGCTATGACTGATGTGTTCTCGTATCTTGCTTGTACCGTTACATATTTGATTGCTGTGCTGGCTGCTAATGCCACATCTGTTCCGGCGGTGGTTACATTTTTAATCCCATGACCGAGGCTAGCGGCTGGTTGTTCTACGCTTGTTATACTATCGGTATCACTATCAAGGGCGGTTGCCAGTGTTACGTTTTGGGGTGTGGTACCGCCGATTATGTTCCCAGACTCATCCACTACACATGTATCTAAAGGTCTTTTGGTTCCCGCGTTGGTTGCGGTTATTTGTTTTTTTCCAGTTGTGTTAGTTTCTTCTGCTGTTATTCTATTACTCATAGTTTCATGTCCTCCAATTTTGTGTTTAATACTTTGATGTAACTCTCTACCAATTTTTAAAGCTGTAATTTTGTGTGTGGGTGGTTTGGATGGGTGATAGAGAGCAACCCACAAAAAAAAGTAAAAAAAAATGTTAAAAAAAAAGTAATAATAAGTTAATTCAATATTCACATTTCTGATTCCCATAAATCTGAGGACACGGATCCACCTCAGTAGGAACACCACGACACGCCGTGAATCTGCTTAAATCAGTTCCAGTGTGATTATCCCAATACAAAGATGAATTAGTGCTTATCAAAATGTGAATAAAATTAATAGGCACACCCGCATTTATACTAGCCCCACAAGCATTAGTTTCCCCATTATTCGTACTACACACATTTACGTTAAGTGCATCAGGGTAACACCAATCAGGCCCCATACTGGTGCTATCTCCGAGTGGCCAATAAAACCCTTTAGGACCACACACAAAAATAGGCAAACCCCTTATCATTGCATAAGGGTCGCCCCCAGCAGCACACCAAAACCAGCCACTCCCATCGCTGCTGAAACCAATCCAAACACCACCATAAGGATACCAACACTGAAAACCATCATAATGAAACTCATGCCTAAAACCGAAAGTTAAATTCAGGTCGTGGTCTTCTCTGTAAAATGGTTCATCAAAATGATAAGTATAGGCATAATATTGTCTTGTGCCATCAGGATTACTAGTACCATGACTAGTTGATAATCCCATATTCACGTTTTGACATCCATACATTCCTTTGAATCCAGGTTTGAATGCTGCTTCTTCACCGGTTTTAAGTTTGCGGATTATTACTTGGTCACCAGGTTGGAATGCGTTGAGTCCGTGGGTTACTTGGCTTATGCCTTCATCTTGAATGTTTTGGGGGTGTATTCCGATTGTGTCGCCTATGCGTGGTACTTCTCCTTCATTTAGGACTAATACTCGTCCGTTTTTGGTTTTGGTGAATATTATGCTGTTGTCGTTTACTTTTATGTCGTCGTTATCTCCCATAAAAAAACAAGCCCCCTCTAATTAGTTAGTCGCTGGTTGCTAAACTCCTAACAATAACCTTAACACCATCACTTTCACGAGTAACCAATAAATGTTCATCATCAATAACCTCAGTAACAGTAGCCGCCTCTGGAAGCGACTTATTAACCTCATCCTGTGCTGTGCTTTGTATAACTTCAAACTCATTCGGTGAACTAATCACACTAGAATCAGTTGTAAGATTTAAACTGGTAGTTGGTGTGGCTCCCGCATCATTGAATTTCCAGTCCACCACTGTCCAAACCGTGGTCGGATAATGAATGTCATCAGGGAATATTATCTGCTTACCCGGCTCGATAAGATAAAAACCAGTTAATTCAATACTAGCAGTATAAATAGGTACACATTTCATATCCAAAAGGTATTGTAGATATGCTGTCATCTCAGTTTCATCCATACAACTATCTGTCACAGTTTCGTCGACCATGAGTCCGTGTTTGGCTATGCTAGGGGCATCTGTAATTTGAACAGTGCCAGCGGTGTCGCCTTCACCATACGTGCCGGTAATATCATTTTTAATACTACTACTATCCTCGCTGACACTGAAATTAGTTATTCGTCCATCTGTGTTGAAGAAATATTCTATTCCTTCCCTTTCACCTATCTCAAACCATTCCAAATAGCCTTCAAAGTTAACGTACCATCTTAATACTTTACCCGTTTTCTTTTTATAAAGGTTAAATAAACTGTTTAGGGCTGCTTCTTTGGTACTCCACTTCCCACACCAGCGGTCACAGGTTTCATCAGTGGTTACGGTTGCTGCTTCACTGGTGGGGGCGGTGCATCCTGTTCCACTCCCTGAACCATAAATATAATACCCTGTGGGGCATGAAATATCCATTACATAATCAGCCATGTTTATACTTCTCCTGTGATGGTGGTTAACCCTCTACCTTTACTAACACCCGTATCAGTAAGTATTAGGTCAAGAATTTCATTATAACTATACTTCTTATCGGATGTGGTGTCACAGTCAAGTTTAAAGGGTTGCCGTGTGAATAATCGCCCATCATTACGTCCAACAATAGCATAAATACGGTTTCCATCTTTCTCATCACGTTTAACACTTTCAATCTTACCATTAAAGGCAATTATTTCTTCAGGCCGAGTTCCATCAACAATAATAAATTCAAAATCCATACCAGTTGTGAACTCGTCGGGGTGGAGTGGTGTGGCGAATGTTACGGTAAAGGTGGATGGGCTGTTGTTTACTCGTTTTTCTATTGTTATATCTTGTATAACGGCGTTGTCGTTACTCATATAATACTCCATCAATTCTTATACCATACCGTAGGTTTCCAGTTAGTCCGGGGAGTTCTTGGGGGTCGTAGGATACGTTTCCGAGTAGTGCCACACCGTAGAGTAGGTCATCCCATGTTCCAAGACTCCCAATCGTGGGAACATTCCCGGTGTATTCTATGAAATTAATGTAATCTACATAAGTATATCGACGTATGCCTGATGTTGCTGTGCTTGTTGTGGTTAATCTTTGTTTAACACTCTCAGTGATAGTATTATCAGTATGTGTTAAATATTCAGTTCCATCCATACTTATGGTGAAAGCTCCGTTAATGGTTCTTTCAATTAATATAGTACGTAATGTTTCAACACCAAAAGGAACGTTCTCACTGGTAGTTAATAATTCACCATTTTTATACAACTTGAAATACCATGGGCCAATCCAAGTGCTTAAATCACATCTCAAACGATAATAATCAGTTCCATCATGTATGAAATCATAATCAAAATATCTGTATCCTGCTGTAACATAAGCATCATTGTGTCTGTCAAAGTATAATTGAATATTCCAACGTCCATAGGCACCTTCGGCGTCAACTTCAATCACCGGATCAGTATAATCTGTTCTATCCCATAATGCCAAGACGTTATGTCCAAATAAGTTAGGACTGGCTAGTTTATAGTCAATATACACTACTTCGCTCTGGTTATCCCCTGCTATTTTCTCCCAAGGGGTGATATTATACACACCAACCTCTTTATTCTGCCAAGACCAATACTCATCATAACTTAAATCATTCTCCAAATCCATACTACTATTACCTGCCAGGATGTAGATGGTTTTGATTTCATCAGCATCTAATGTTGGTATTCGTACAAGGAAAGTAGCACTCACACTATCCGTTTTATAATCAATCGTACTGTCTAATTTGAGTGTGCCATAATAGAATCTTATATCACTGAAATCTGTTTCCATATTACCCGCACTATACGGGATTGTTATTGTGATTATAACATCTGTCTGATCCGTATCACTATTGCTAGTTACTGTGAAGGCGTTAATATAATCCCATAACTCAAAAACAGAACTAGTATAATCAAATACAAGTCTCCATCGTTTACTACCTATAAGTGAGGTTGATGGTGGTTGATAATAAAGATAAAAGTCCGTACTACCTTTATCTAGCACGTCAAGGTTGATTGTGTTACTATACGTTACCCCATCCAAACTAAGATATGTGGAGTTTGTGGTTTCAATAGCCCTATTAGCATCTAAGTATGGTTCGCCAGGTGTAACACTAACAGTAACATCACCTGGTAACTGGTTTTTAAATGTTAATTTCTTAACCGCTGACCGCATCCCAGGATACACATCTTCAAAGATGATACTATGTAAATAGTTACCGTCTTCATCGAATAGGTTAAACTGAGGCCACATCCACGGTGAAGGCACTATCCCTGTGGCAACATTACCCGCAACCGGAATATCCAACATTAAATCAGTACCAGGGTTTAAACCAGTAGCAACATTTTCCCCTATTGGGATGTCTATTACTGCCGGGGTGATTGGTGTTAAACCAGTACCTATATTCCCTGCCACTGGAATACTTAACGATTTATCTAGGTTTGGATTATAACCAGTTCCAACACTTTCAGCAACTGGAATGTCAAGGATTAAATCAGCCATACTCTTATTATCCCCCTGATTTTTAACTTATTGTATCTAACAAAATTCCACTAGCATTAAAGTTCAATGTTAATGTTCCATCAGTAATAGTTTGATCGGTTCCAAAATCAATTAAACTTATAAGGGGATTAGTAGCTGTAGAACCGGGGGTGCTATCATAAATCACTGCGTACTGGAAAGTAAGACTCCCAGTAATAGTCCATGATACATTAACACCATCATAGGTTAATGTTCCCGTTCCCCCGGTAAGTGTTGGAGTTGTTATAGTTCCACCTCCAGCAGTGTAACCTGTTGCTGTAACCTCATTAGTTAAATCATCTTGAAAATCATGGGCATCCAAATCAGGAGTATGAGTGCTGGTATGAAGGCTCACTTTTATAGTGTCATCTTCCCAGTCGATTAATTTCTGCCCTAAACTCTTTTTTGCAAGAGTGTACCATGTATGTGTTGTTGCCATAATATCTTTTCCACCTTTTTTATCATTATCTTTTTTTAGTCAAATATTAGTTTAATCCATTGTAACCATGCACCATAATTCTCACCCGCCTCCAGGGTGTGAATCGTGGTTTTAATCGTAATAACATTAGTGGGGGTGTCTAAATCCCATGTAAACTTTTCAGTACCCGTTGACAGTCCAACCGGATTACTGGGGTCTTCCCCATAATGCCAAATCTGTTCAACATCATTCACATAAATCTTACTACCAGGAACATCACAACCACAACCATAAACTTCAACACGCTTAACATTACTTGTTTCAGTGATTTGCATCCAACCAAGTTCAGTACCATTCAAAGCACTAGTATCCTCCGTTTTAACTTCAGGTGGTCCAGGGTCATATAAATAATAATATTCCATATTAGTGTATAATGGGTTGGTGAAGGGTGGTGTGTAAACTTTAACTGTATTTGGGCTTTCCGCTTCATATTGTATAACAAGTTCATATTCAATTATACTACCATCATTATCTTCATCATAGAAATTATCTAAATCCACGATGACTCGTTGTATTGCACAATTAGTCCACGTTTTCGTACTCGTTGCTGCTGCGTTTGAGGCGGTTACGGTTATTATTTCCCCATTCCCCACTTGGAGTTTGGTGCCACCATTCAAGAGTGGTGTGTTATTTATGTATTGGGATGTAAGAGCATCAAATGCTTCTATCTCAGTGATCGGATCAGCATCCAATTCTTCGGCGATAGCAGCACACTTTAAGGTTAGTGTGTTGTTTGGTCGGTCATCTTTAAATACTGGTTCAACCCATGAAGGCGTTAAACCACCTATAAGCCATGTATGATAAGCCATACTCTTTTATCTCCTCATGTTTGTAACGGACACACCAGCATTTGTGGCTTGTCCTATTAGTTTACCACTCAATCCTTCACCTACTCCTTGTCCTAATCCCCTTCCCACGGAAACGGGGTCTGATCCTTCTGGGATGTTTATCGGGCCGGTGAAATTAACGTTAATACCACCTCCACTTGGATAGAGTGAGGTTGAAGAAGGTAATCCTGTGGTTGGTATTGGTATATTTAAGCCTGATAATCCTTCGTTCATTCCGTCGATAAATGCAGATGCTACATTTTTCCCCCATATATCAATCTTTTGGAGTGGTCCGGTTTTGGGTGGGCTGTGGCCTTGTAATCCAAAGGTGGTTTGATTGGCCGCCTTGTTTATTGTGGATGCTCCGCTTTGTATTCCACTTGCAACACCATTGCTCCATGCACTACCAACATTCTGTCCACTTTTTTTAGTGATTCCATCTATTTGATTAAGTTGATGTTCCAGTTTCATTATTTCAAGGTCAATGCCCTTTTTCTCAGCATCTGAATATTTGGGGTATGGTAAAGGATAAAATCCACCACTATCTTTATATTCTACCTCATCTCTTTTCAGTTTTAATGCTTTTATTTGATCATTTATCCCACTCTCTGACAAACTTTGCACTTGTGATAACTCACCACTAGTCCAATCAGCATCACCTAACTGCATACCAAAAGCACTAAGACCATCACTTAACATTCCAAATGCTTGTTGTCCAACCTCTCCCATCTGCCAAAGTGCTGCTGTGGCGTTGTGTACTGCCACTTGGAAATCAAGATTTAACCGCTGTGCTACTGATAAAGTGGATAAATCAAGACCACCCATTTCAGTAGTCATGTCGTTTATGTCTATGATTGCTGATTCGCTGGTTTCACTGATTTTGTTTTTAAGATCGGAGTATGATTGTTGAAGTTTTTTGTTAGCATCCTCCTCATCTTTTTGTTCTTTCCATCTATCAGCTATTTTAGATGAAGCTCTGTATGCTGTAGCTGGGCCGCCTACAACTCCCCATACAAGACTCCAAAATTCTTCATCTGTTATAGTTGGTTCAAAGCCTTCTTTAACACCCTCACCTAAACCAGTACCAAGTTCTGTTCCATACTGATTCATCTTTTCAGGAGTAACTTCACTTAATGGGCCTGTTTTTGCAGGGCTGTGTGGGAAATAATTAGCAACGGTTTGTAATACATCTTCAATAGTAGGGATAGCATCTTTCATGCCTTGTATGAGGTTGTTTATCCACTGTGTACCAGCCTGATATAAATCCTCCCCGAATCCTACAACGTTTTCATATAGTTGTTGGAATGGTGATGCAATACTACTGAGAGCATCCATGAATCCGCCTTGTATCCATGCACCAAAACCAGATAATGCTTCCCATAAACCGTTAATACTATTCCGTACTTGTTCATTATTTTGATACAATAAATACAAACCCGCAACCAAAGCCGCAACAGCTATAACTACCAAACCAATAGGATTTGCCATCATAGCAGCATTCCACAACCACTGAGCCGCCGTAACAGCCTTAGTAGCAGCAGCTTCTGCAATCATAACCGCCCTTTTAGCAGCCAAAACCACAGTATTTTTAGCATGAGCCAAACTATTCTTTATCGTTTCAATAGTAGCTGACTCAGTTGATTTAATATAAATCTCCCATGCAGCGTTTATACCAATAATAGGAGTAGTTATACCTCCCAAGGTGCTGCCGAAGCTTGCTAGACTACTAGCAACACCACCATATCTAATAGTGATATCTTCTAACCATGCTCCGATTTGTTGTAGTATGGTTTTATGTTCCCCTTCTTCATCAGCAAGCTGGTCTAACTGTCCTGTGTAACCATTCACAATACTAGTAGCGTTTTCTAATTCAGATGAGGATAAACCAATCATATCTGCAAACACAGCAGCATTACCACCAGATTCAATGAGGGCATTATTAATTCCTTGATAGGCTGCACGACCTCCACCGAACTTCTCAGTAGCAGCTGCTATGATGACAGCGGTTTGGTCAATGGTGAAGCCCATGTCCTTGAATTTGCTATCATATTTCTCCATCCACTGGATGTATGATGCAAACCCACCAATGATATTATCATTAGCATAAGCGATTGCATTGTAGTACTGGGGCAGATCGCTCATGTCTGCTCCCATGACTTTTAATGATTTGCTGAATTTGATTACATTATCATAACCCACACCAGTAGCATCATTAATCCTATCCATACTAGTAGCACTGTCTGCTAAATCTTCAAATGATACGCCGGCTTGGTGTAATGCTTTACTGTAGGCTAGGGCTTCTTCTTTGGGGAATGTGGCATTGGTGATGTATGCGATCATATCTGCAAGTTTGCCTTCATCCACCCCGGTCATTGTGGCTAGTTGGCCTATTTGTATGTTGGTTTCATCTATTTTTTGGGCTGCTAATTCCATTCCAGCGGTGAACCCGGCAACGGCTAGGGCGGCGGCTGCCATTGCCTCAACACTCACACTTCCAGTTTCTTGTACACTATCACCGGTTTCTTTTGCTTTGGTTGATGCCTCATCCAATTCATTTCCTAGATTGTCAACTGATTCGGTTGCTTCATCTGCCCCGGTTGCACTTATATCAACACTCCTATCATTAATCCCTTCTAATTTGTTTATTAGTTCATCAAGGGCTGATGATATGTCTGATATGTCACCGGTTACGTTGATTCCGAGAGTTTTGTCTGCGATGAGGATTCCTCCATTAAAATAAGTAGTAAAAATTAGTATGTTATGTGTTGAATTTTAAAAAAGCTAAGCTAAGATTAGTTAAATATATTTTAATTCAGTAACCTAAATCTAAAAAAGATGTATTAAAAAAAAGGAATAAAGTGTTTAATTACCCTTGAAGAGTAGTAGTTTGTGTGTATATGGCTTTAGAATCATCTGAAACATCTTTCGAAGAACTAAAAACCAATATATCAAATTTCCCCGCTTCAAAATCAATTCGTTGAGTGATATCAATTTTATATGATATGTCTTCTTTTGCAGAATTCATACTCCACACAGAATCTCTTTTAACAACATTACCAGAAGAATCATACCATTCCATAACCACGTTAAGATAATCAAAATCATTATCTGGAATTAAATATGTGGAATAGTGGGCATCGGCAATGAGAATGTTATCAACACGATTGAAATTCCCCCAAGAAAAATCAGTATGTGAAAAGGAAACATGCCCTCCCTGTGATTGTGAGGATGCAGTAAACATACTTACAATAATAAGTAACCCTATAAAACAAGCTACGCCAACTGTTATGGTTTTGCTTCTTTTATCAAATTTTTCCCACCACGCTAATAATGGGTTGTATGGTTTTTTTGACTTTTTTTCAGCTTTTAAATTACTCCCACATTTACATTGGAAGTCTTCAGGGTTTTCATCTTCTTGTAATTCGTATTTTAAGCCGCATTTATTGCATTTGACAATCATAAAATAACATACCCCCCACCATATTATGTTTTACTAATATAATATTATAGGAGTATGTTATTATTAATTGTTTCCATTTTTTTATCCTCTTAATGCCTTTATTTTAGCTTCACGGTCTTTCTTCCAATCTGCAGGGCCTGATGGGAAATATTCAAGGTCACGATATAACACATCATAAATGTCAATCATATACAATTCATAGGCATAGTCTTGACTCCAACCAGTTTCAAAGCAAATCCCATTCATCAACTTCCGAAATTCAATCATTTCTTCTTCTGGGGTGAGGTTGGTTTTCCTTTTAATTTTCCTTGCTTTCCCTTATCAGCCTCCTCCAATTCCCTTTTCCTGGCTTGTATTGACCGTTCTATACTACTTGGAGGGTTTGCTAAACTAATCATGGTGTTAGCAATTAGTGAAGCATAGTAGCGTCCAATATCAATATCATCCATTTCATCCAACTCTCCTGAGCTTAAATTAGGATAATAAAACCTTTTAACTCCCCTTTGAGCTAAATGATACGCAGGCCCATCCATCTTATCGGTATCACTATCACCATCAACTAATTTGCTAGTGATCTCTTCTACTTCAAGTGTTGAGTCCTGAATTTCATCGCTGATTTCATAAATCCTGTCAAATACACCTAAGTCTTTGAGTTCTTTATCTGATAATTGGTTTCCTTTTTCATCTCGGCTTATTTCTTCGATTTCAGATTGTAATTCACCAACTTTTTTCATGATTGGTCTTATCTGTTTTTGGATGTGTTGAATACTGATTACATAGGGTTTGTCTATGGGTTTATATCCTCTTATTTCGATTGTGTTTCCCTCAATCTCGATTTTTTGGGTTGGATATAGTTTTGGTATTTTTATTGGTGCTTTCTTTGCCATGATTATTACCCCTCCATAATTTTGATTAATTAAAAAATAAAAAAAAGGACAAGTGTGTTTAGTCTTTTGCTAAAATATACGGTTTTTCACCAACAGCCAATGTTAAAGTAGCCGTTAAATTGTCGTTCGCACTACCTTCTGGAAGTACTGGTGCTTTGGTTATGCCTTCAAGCATAATGTATCCATGGACGGTTCTGTCCTTTGGATCTTCTACCTCATCACCACTATATATTGGTACGTAACCATCCATCAATAACGGTTTATCCCTTAACTCGTATAGGGTGTGTCCTGTTTGTACTCCAGTCTGGGATGTTGCTTCGTCAAAGTTACCAAGATATATTGCTTCAAGGTCTGCTAGTATGACATCAACGTCGTAACTGGTTTTTATTTTTCCGAATGATTGGTAAACGCTTCTGCTTCCCATTCGTTCAATGTCTTTGGTATCCTGGTCTAATTTGGGTTTGATGGATTGCTGGACATATACGTCGTGTTCTACTGTACAGGTTGCCCATACTGTGTCTGTTCCCTCGACGCTTGGTGCTGCTGCGAGGGTTACTTTCCCATACACTGTGAAACCAGTGTCGGGGTCGGTTATGGTATCCACGCTGGTTACGGTTACTTCTGTGTATGTTGCTGTTTTCAATGTTTCCACGGTCACGTCGTCGGCGATGGGTACGATTCTTTTATAGGTGGTTGCTCCTATGGGGTAATGTGTTGCGGGGAATGTGAACACTGCGTTAGTTCCGTTTACAAGTCCTGTTAATTGTACTCTTTCTGTTTCTGGTTTTTTGATTACCAGTATCATTTGTGAGCCGTCCATGGTGTCGGCTGCTAATGTGTCTATATCATTAATTGGCATATTTTTAGTCCTCCTTACTTATTATTTTCTTTTCACTTTTTATTCTACCTTTCTGGGCTTCATCTATCTCTTTTAATGCTTCTTCTTTGTTAAAATCTTTAAACATATCCCCAAAGTTATTAGCGTAATTCTTTGCTCCGAGGTAATCTTTATGTTTAATGTAATGTTTGATTGTGTCTTCTAATCCTTTTTTTGTCATATTTGGCATGGTTAACCTCCATTTTACTTAAAAATGAGTAAGATTTAAATGAATTTAATGAAAAATAAAAACAATAAATGTATATTTAAACTGTTATTAAACTACGAGCCTTAGCAATATCCAATATCAAAACTGCTCCAGCACAATAATCTGGCGACTTACTAGACCCCATATTCTTATCATTCTGCCGGAAACCACCAGGATTCTCCACATCCACCTTACATTTACAACCACTAATACCAAGGGTGCTGTCACTGTTTATCTCACTTTCTAGTCGGCTCCATAGGTATGCGGCTCTTTTTTGGGCGGTTTCATTCTCACCATCCACATAAATCAACATATAACCTTTAACATGTGCTACTTTACCTTTACCTCCCATCGCACTTGTTATTCTTTCTATTTTTCCAAGGGCGATTAGTACAGTATCTCCAGGGTGTAATGAGATGTTATCTGGTTTGCCGGCTTCTATTTTCCCGAACTCATTAACCCCTGCAATGGTGTCTATTTTTGCTGCGGTTGCTTTAAGTGCATTATAAACAGCATCCCAATCATAACCTCGATATGTTTCAGTCATACTTTTATTCTCCTACTATCCATGATCCAATCTCATCAAGACGACTATCCACACTTGGGTCTGTTTCTACAAAAGCGTTCTCCATGAAATCATTAGGACTTGTTCCAGGGTGCATGCCTATATAAACCCATCCACCATCAATCATAACAGGACTACCAATCCAATGTGGCTGTGTGCCTAAAATGATGTAGGGGTAATAGTACATTTCATTGTCAAAATAGAAATCATAATCACCAGTATCCACCACTATATTAGCACCGACAAGATTACCCTCCTTGAATGGTGTGAATATTGCTATTTGAAATGAGTAATCCTCTTTCAAACCATCAATTACTGTAGTTTTAAAGTGATCAGAAAGCCCATCCCTAGTTGCTTGTAACTCATTAACCACATCTTTCAACACGACTATGTTAATAAAACCCATAATGATTCATCCAGTGAATGGTTGTAGGACTATGTCTGATTGTCTTTCGAAACTTTCTGCGGATGGGCTGCGTTTATCTTTAGTGGTGTATAGTCCGTCCATGAGTACGGCTTTGGTCATGAGGTTGCTGGCTTCTGTTAGGATTGCCATTTTCTCTGTGGGGTTGTCTGGGAAGTCTGCTTCTGTTAATGAAACTATTATCTTTAGTTTACCATTGATTAACTGTTGTGCGGTGCTTATTGCATCATCCACTATGGTATCGTCGTCTTGCCAGTCTTTGAGGTGTGCTTTCATATCATTTAGTATGGTTGTTTTATCCGCATAATATGCTGATAATGGTGTGGCATCTAATTCTATGGTTTGTGAATGGGTTGAAACCACCGTGTCAACAGTTATAGACCATGTGAATGTATAGTTACCTGTGATTGCAGTAGATAGAAAAGTGTAATCATAGTGGTATGTTCCGGTGCTGTCATGTGTTGCCGTTGCTAATGAGATTAATGTTTCGCCAAGGGGATCTATAACGCTGATTTTAACACTGGTAGGGTCAGTTAAAACACCATCCACTTTATATGTAATGGGTAATGTGATGGTATCTCCAGGATAATTAGTCATACTCAAATCACTTCCATAATAACTCTACTTAAACGGTTAATATCATCTTCAACAGTAGAAGCACGGTTTTTGACTTTATCCAAGACCATACGACATAGTACGTCTTTGGCTATTGGTTCCTCTGGCCGAGCAGCGGTGGTATAAGTGACTTGGTATGTGTAATCCAAATCACTTGGAGGGCTGGTTAGAATGATAGTTCCGGTACCCAGTTCATATTCATCACTATCCAATGTGTATTCTGCATTGTCGATTAAAACTTCATCAATACTTGTCAATGGATAGTGACCAAGTTGTATCACTTTGGAGTTATGGCCGATCACACGTTCAACAACTTCCCTATCACCTTCAAAAATATGACCTGTTCTGCGTTCAAGGTCACTCTGACATAACGTGATTAAGTCTTCCAAGTCATCGTCTGATTGTAATAATATTCCCACATGATAGGTGCGTGCTGCGTTTTTAACGTCTGTTGCGGTTACTAGAACCATACTTATCTATTCTCCCTTCGATTTTTCCTTTTTCTCAGTTTTAGATTCAATTAATGTTCCTTTTTCTTCTTCGGTGGCTTTGTAAGCTTTAATCTTCTCTTCATACTCTTTCTCATAAGCTGCCATTAATTCTAACATGTTACTTGCAGTTATGTTCTGATTGATTGAATATGTTCTTGAAAGGTCTAATCGCTGTACTAATCCTCTCCACATTTCCTCATAAACATTCATAAAATACCCCCTCCAATCTATCCATATTATTCTAATTTAAAAAAAATAAAGGAATGTAACCACCTAATTTTAGGCAGCTACTGCAGTCAATTGCACGGTTTGATATTTACCTGTGGCAGCATTTCCAACTACAATGTGAACAGCGTCGGTGTCATCCTGATATAAACCAACAATTCCCTGTTTAAGGTCATCAGTACCAAACGCAGATTCCAATGCAGCTATGCTCACAGCGGCATCACCATCTACATAGGGTATGTCAATTGCTCCAACGTCAAAAGCACCGGTTAACTGAATACCTTTAGATACTACTCCAGCACCACCAGTAACTCTCATACCTATTCCTTCTGTTAGTGTTCCGCTGGATTCTTCTTCCAATACTACATCCACACCAATCCCTTTACTTACCTCTGCAGATGCACCACTGACATTTATCTTTGCAAGTACGGCGTGTGCTTCAGCGGATGCTCCCATGTTTCCTTCTATGGTGGCTTTAGCTTCTAATGCTCTTACAATACCGTCTGGGGTGCTGGTTGATGCTACCTTCACATTAGCATATAGGGCATCGAAGTATCCACCATCATTCACAACAGGGGCATAGGCAACTTTCATTCCCCTTTCATAACCTGATGTGGTGGCAACTGGAACATACATGCTGTTATCGGCGGCGTTCCTTGTTGATATTAGTCCAAAGACTTTACTGGCATCTGCATCTGCAGCGGCGATCTTAGTAATTTTGAGGACACCGGCGTTGGTGATTGTTCCGGCTCCACTTAGTGTGGCTGGTGCGGGCACACCATCGGCCCCACAAATTATAACCTGCCCATCTGTACCTGTCACTATGGTTGTGGCCGCTTCTAATGCTCGCACACGGTCACCGAGTCCAACTCTTTTAGCTGGAGGGTTCATTTTATTGACAAATGCAGCTTCAGCAGTTGTTAATTGAGTCATTTAACCTTTCCCTCCTTTACCTTTCATTATTTTTGATACTTTGAATCCTTGTATTTCAGGTTTGTTAACCATTTCTATGATGGCCTCTCCCTGTTCATCCAATACCACTAAGCCCAGTCCTTCAACCATGACCTGTTGGCATCGTTCCTTACTTTGTATTTTAAATTCCATCCATCTCATCTCCTCTATGATATAATCCTAAAAAAAAATATATAAAAAAGGAATTATAAGACATTAACCTATAATACTTAGGCTATGCCGTATAATTCAGCAACACCAGCAGGGTAAGTGTGGTATTGCACAGCAACCTGAGCAAACCAGCCACTAGAAGCGAAAGGTAATGCACGGCCTTCTGGTATGAAGGATGGTGTTAGGAGGTCTGCAATGTTGATGAAGTTTTCATTGAACATTCCAAGGTGTCTGGTTGTTGCGGTTTTAGGCACGTAGGGGTCTACGACTATGGGTATTTCTCCACGGTTACTTGCATATGCAGGGAGACTTAAGCCTAATACTGCGTTGGTTTTATCCATAACCCGGCTCTGAGCAGCTAAGTCTTTCTTTAACTGTCTAAGCACTGATGCACTGGTTAATATAAAGGTGGGATAGGTTTTGAGAGTGTCATTCATGATAACTTCTAACCCTTCCACGTCGTCTTCTGTGATTTCGGTGTTGCTCATGTTGGTTCTGTTTCCACTGTCCTTTGCGATTTCGAACAATCCATCAAATTCCTGGGTGCCTGATGCGTCACCAGCGACAACGGTTTGGTCGAACTCTTCTCTGAGACTCATTAAAGCGAAGTTTTCCAGTTCACGTCTTGACTGGGCGGATGCTCCTTTCCCTAGAATGTCAGAGGCACTGAAGGGTAATGCTAAGTATTTCATGGTAGCATGGGTTAGGGTGCTGCTGCTTGCCCCGGTTCCAGCGGTGTCGGCGGTTTCTTCTATCCATTCACCAGCGAATCCACTGGTTATGATGTTGTAGTCTAGTTTGGTTGATTCTGCTGGTTTACGTCTTCCCTTGCTTTCAAGGTAGGTTAAGGCTGGTGTCATTCCGTATAGTACGCCGTTGTCATAGATTGATGGGTCAAGTATGTATGGCATGAAGTCCCCGGCACTGATTTGTTGGGTTATCATTTCGCCTTGTAAGTCTTCTCGGACGCTGTTCATGTAGTCGTCTACGTTTACGGCTCCTTCACGGCTCATTCCAGATTCGTTTAGGGTTTTGGTTTTTATTTCCACGTTTTCAAGTAGGTATTGTTTGATTTCTTCTTTTGAGATTGACATATTATCTTTTCCTCCATAATGTAATAATAAATAATATTTATTTTTAGCCGGTTACTTTACTACCAGGAATATATCCCTGTGTAATTTTACCATTAACCACCGCAGGATAATGGATAGGGTCATTGAATTTAACACCCTGTTTAACTACACCTTCATCTTTACCTTTGAGGGCTTCAACTACTTCACCGTCTTCTTCTGTGGTTTCGCTGGTTTGGGTTACCCCTTCACGGTCTTTCACCAGGTTTCCGAACTGTTCGTTGATGAAGTCTTTGGTTGATTCGAGGATTACAGTCCTTTCTTCTTCCACGGCTTCTTTAATCTGGTTTTCTATTTTTTCTTTTTCTTTGGCTTCTTGTTCAAGCTTTTCACGTGCTTTTTTATCATCAATTAAAGACTGGATTAGCTTGTTCTGGTTTTCTATCATTTGTTTTAATTCTTTTACTTCTTCTGACATGTTATTGTCCTCCATATTCTTATCTAATTCATCTATTACTGTGTTTTCTTCTTCAATTTCAGATTCTAATGCGTTTTCTATTACATTTTCATTAAAAGTGTAATCGGCTGATTGTTCTATATTTATAGTGTCCTCTTGTATCTCTGGAAGCATAGGGCCATCTATGATTTGGGTGACTATTTGTTGACAAATACCACCAGGACACCCATCCTCAGCTTCTGTTACTGGTTGAACACTCCCATCACTACGTTTAACTGCATTAATAGGGGTGACACTCCACTCCATCAATTCTCCATCATTGATTTCATAGGTGAGCTGTCCATTTTTTTCTTTACTGATTGTAGTATCTGTTGCTGTTCCCCCGAAGCTTAAACCGAGTTGTACTCCGTTCTGTATCCAGTGTTCTACCGTGGCTCTTGGTGCGTCAACTACAGGGTTGGGGTGTTCTTGTAGGAGGTCTGCGATTGGTAGTATTTCATCGGGTTGGCCTTCTTTGATTCCTGTTACTTTTCCTGCGATTTTGTTGGGGTCGTGATTGACTAATAGGTGTTTTCCGATGCTGGTTTCTTTGAGTTTGTTGATAAAGTTTTGGCTCATTTTGTGGCCGGTTCGGCTTCTTTCTGCTGCTGTTCCTATGCCTAGTATGGTTGTGATGTTTTGTTTGTGATAGTGTTTGATTGGCATTTGCACGAAGAAGGGTTTTTTGCCTGTTTGTTGGGCTTGTTTTACCCATTCTGGTTGGTATTTCAAAATTGTTTCACCTCAAAAATGATTTTTTTTAGAATAAATAATTAGAATAAATTAATAATTTAAAATATAAAATATAAAATGAAAATAAATTAACAAGTAATATAACCTGCAAACAACCGATTATCAATGAGAAGAACGACCTAATTTGTTTTCTAAATCATCTAAACGTTTATTCATCTTTCTTATTTCCTCAGTATAAATGTCAACACTAAAGGTTTCTTCTACTTTTACGACTCTTTTCGTGCCATCTTCCATTTCAACAAGAACATTATCATAGTCAATTATTTTAATAACCTTACCATATTCATGTTTAGGACACCCCATAATACTCTCCTCCTAATTATTTATCCTTCTGCTTCACCAGATAAACTTATAACCGGATCGGGGAACGGTTCATTACACCGACAACCATAATGAGGAGCCTTTGGATAATAATCAGCAGGATACGGGCCGTTATCTTCCAAATCTTGACAATCACTACAAACATTACCATCCCCACTGGTTTCCCAAGGATATAATATCCCTTCCTTACCTGCTAGGTCTAGGTTGCCTTGAACGCTGCTTTCATGGTATCCGAATTGTCCTATTCTTTCAGCTCTGTTTATTGTGTTGTTGTATGTTATGTTCTCTGCGGTTCGGGGGTCGCTTATTCGACTGTATTGTCGGCCTTCTTCCATCATTTGTTTTAGGTGGCTTAATTCATTGGGTGTTAAGTTTTTAGCATCACTTATTAATCCCGTGTTTGCTTCTGGCATTAACTTGGAAATGTTACCAATTCCAGGTATACTGAAACTAGCAGCTGCCCCGGTGATGGTGGTTGATTCTATTTCTTCCAGTTCTGTTGGTGATAATGTTCCAAGGACACTGGTTAATCCTATTAAACCAGCAAATCCGCCTAGGAATAGTAGGCTGTGGTCTGATTCATTGGTGGCCTGGTTAAAACTTGGTTCATACTCTTCCTCAAAGTAATATTCAACCCTACCATTAACCCTGTGTTTATTCTTTACTACCATAAGCAGCCTCAAAATATTGTTTACCTAGTCGCTGGTTAACTATACCATAATACAATTCCACACCCATCTTTTCAACTGCGAAACATTGCCATGTGATTAGTGCATCTAAAACAGTACTTGTCTTGGGGATTTTCTTTTTAATCCCTAACTCCTTAAGCTTTTTAACCATGGTCTCTGCATTTGTGGTGTAAACCTCGTTAATGAAGTCGGTGGCTAATTCTTTACCTTCACTATCCATGTCAACAAAGAGGTTATCGATAAGGTTTTTTAGTTTAGAATCGTTTAGTTTATCCTGTTTATCCCAGACCTGTTTAATCAAGTCTTGTAAACTTTGCCTATACTCTTTCTCAGGTTTGGTTGCTTCACCCTCACCCATCTTCTTGTTTATTTTGAAGGTGGGTTCATCAGTGGTTTGTTTAAGGTCAAGATCTAGGAAGTCTTCGAGTGTCATTTCGGTTGCCATGATAAGACTATCAAGTAGGTCTTCATCAACGGTAACCTTTTTACCACAGTTATTGCACATATCCAACCTCTTGTAGGTATTGTTTAATAAGTTTGGTTTGCTTTTTCCTATTACTTGGTCTGGTGGGTGTTGATTGTACTTCCCCCATGGGTGTTTCAGATCCACGACTTACATACTGGTTACCAACCATGCTTAGGGGTATCCTGTTACTATTGATGAATGGTGTGTCTGCAAGTGGATCATCGAAGGGTTCTTCACCCCTTTTAACCCTAACCTCATTTAAATAAGTGGTTCCGTTGTTTATTCTTTCAGTAATAAGTTTCTCTTGTCGTATCTCATCCGTCTTGGTTAAATCCTTAAATGCAAGTCGTGTTTGGGTTATGCCCATCAAATCTAGTAACTGGAAATTCAGGTAAGATAGAATACTACTAGCTTCATTGTTGATGGTTTCATTCATTGCATCTTCCTGACTTTCACCTGTACCAGTTCCGATATTTCCACTTTCTACTCTCATAATTTTGTGTGGTGGTACGTGGAACACAGCAGATATGGCATCGATATTCGCTTTCTGAATATCGGGGGTCATCATTTCTTTGTTGGTGTTGGCTAGTCCTTGGAATGTGGCACCGTGCATGATTAGGTGACCACTTTCGCCGGTGGATTTCATGTCATTAATCTGTTTTTTGATGATAGATAGTGAGTCTTTGAAGTTTTCATGGCTGATATTATCGGACACGCTTAGAATGCCTTTGAGGGTGTCTTTAACGAAATAACGGAGGTTGTGTTCCATAAGGGCGTTATCGGTTAATATGTTGGTGAATAATGGAACCAGTTTGCTTAATCCCTTATACTTACTATATGGATTGGGGTTGAGTAATGGGATGATACTTCCTTCGGGGAAGATATAACCGTTATCTTTACGAATATAAACCGGGCGACCATTAACTAGTTCAGTATCCACTTTATAGGGTGGTACTCGGTCAAGTCGTGCTACAAAACCATACTGGTTATAGTTACATTCAATATAAGCCATTCCTGTTTGTAGTTTATCAGTGACTATTTGGTTAATGAAAACATCCTTTGGCTGTTCCGGGTTGGGATATTTGAAAAGATATTCAAGGTATTCTATTTCAAACTTGTTCGGATTAGTTTCCGGGGTTAAAGGAACACCAACAATCGTGGAGCTGGCGATGGGTTCGGCGATTGCATCTATGGCGGCGGTGATGTATGGGTTGCCTATTGCTAGTTGATGGCAGGTGAATGGGTCGAGTTGTGCGTAGGCTGTTTTGAAATAGTTGGATCGGTAGTAGTTTAGGAAGTCGGCAACATTGTCAAATTGCATTCCTGTATAATCGTTTAATGCGTTCATTAAACTTGTTCCAGCTCCTTCGCTGGCTTGGGGTGTTATTGCCCTTTTACCAGCGTTTATGAGGGTGGTTACTGGTTGGGTTATTGCTTGTTGTATGTTCATGGTTTATTTCACCTGCAAAAAATAGAAATATAATAATAATAATGTAATGGTTTTACCACACGTCAATCGAACTAACACTCGCCAATTTATCATCTTCAATGAAATTGTGTAAGTAAATAATCCCATAGCTGATTGCATCCACTATGTCATCATGTAAGCCATCAGGAAAACTTTGGAACTCACTATTAATTATCTGAATTAACTCAGAATCATCCGTTATGTTTATGAAGAAGTTACCGTCAATGATTAGGTTTTTGAGTGGTGTGGCTCGGTCTGGTTTACTGTTTATGGCTTTGCTTCTGTGTACTCGGTAGCCTGGTAGTTGTAGTTGCCATTCATCGAATAATAGATCTCCAGCGGCGGCTACTCCTGTTTCTATTAGTATTTCCACATCGTAACCATCATTACCAGCGGTGTTGAATACGGTGGTTTTGGTTTGTTGTCCATACTGTCCTCGTTTAATTTTTGTGACTCCTATGCGGTTGTGGTTGGTTATAACCATCAATGCTCCTACGGTGTAGTCACTGTGGATGGTAGCTCCTTTACTTATATCCCATGTTCTAATGGTTTTTAAGATACGTTCGTCTGGTTGTAGTCCTTCATATCTGATCCGTGTTAAATCAAAGAAATCAGTAGTATCATCAAGGGGCTTTTGTTGCCAGATGCTACTGAATAGTCGTTCTCCCACTTTACTTAACTTCGATTCTAATTCTGTTAGGGTGTACTTCTCCCCCCATAGTGGCTTGTTTTCTTGTGTGATTGCGGGGAAGGTTACAAATAAATAATCAGATGATTGTTCTCTTTCGAGGTAACCTATCAAGTCATTGCTATGCCATCGTGTGTGTAATATGATGAGGTGGGTGTGGGGTTCTATCCGTTGCTCGACGATACGATTAAACCAGTCTATCTTTTTTTGTAGGGCAGTGGGTGTGAACTCTTCTTCTTCGCCTTTGTAAGGGTCATCGATAATTATGTAATCAGCATCTTGACCAGTAATACTACCGCTAGCCCCGGTTAGTCTTATACTGCCATTGTAAAGTTTACCAGTCTTATCACAGAACATTAAATGCGTGCTGCTATGTTTAACATCGGATAAATAAATATTAAATAAATGTCCATACTCTTTTACACTATCCCTTAGTGCTATACCAAACTTCTCAGACAATGTACTGGTATTGTTAATAATTAGTATATTTAAGTCAGGGTTTTGGAATATAAGCCATAAAGGATAAGCTAAAGTCACCATACTACTCTTGGAATGTCTTGGTGCCATTGATATAGCCAGATGCTTATCAAGTCTTCCTAACTTCAAAGCCATCAAATGACGGCTAAGCTTCTTAATATGGGGTGCCTTAACCGGCTTACCCCCAAATTTCTCTATAACAAACAAACGATAAAACAAATACAAATCATCCAGGAACCGTGAATCAATCTGTTCCCCCACATTGGTCATAATCTTCATCCTCTAAAATCTTAGACTGATTATTATTAGTAAAAATAATATTACACTTCTGCGAACCATCCATCCTAGTATGCTCAGTAGGCTCACCCAAGGCTAATTTACCCATCTTATGAAATGTTGATGCAGTGTTACTTAACTTCTGAATATCATGATTAGATAAATCTTCTTTCTCTAATCGTTTATCAACAGCACATAATCCTTTATCAGCTATATTAAGAGCTTTATTATCAATATTAGCCGACTCCTCAGCCAACACCTCAATCTTTTTTTCCTCAATTTTTCTTTCCTTTTTATTGCTGAAAAGTTTCCTTTCCTGTTTCCAATTTTCAGCACTGGATTTCTTAGTTATTGTGGAGAAACTACAACCATGTCGTTCACATAACTCATCAAGAGTGGGACATATTATCTTTCCTTCTTCGTCTGGGAATCCTTGGACATATTCTCTTTTGATTAGTACCCAGTCGTATGCCATGTTCTCATCCTTCTTGTGTGTTTTTTATATAATTGGTAATCGTGCATTAATTCATACTCATCCTTAGTAATCGGATGGTGATTACAACCTAATTGTGGGTTGTGTATGGTGCTACAAAAACTCATAAGTATCTTATATTCCTAGGAATAGTGTTTTATAACCAAACGTGATAAAAAAACTAACAATCAAACCAATCGCCAAGTACAACAGTTTTTCTAATTTGTTTATACTCTTATCTTGGTTCTCATCATTTTTACCAATCGCAACAACGGCCTTTTCGAGTGCTGTTGTTCTGTCATATAATGCTTTGTCTGCGTCTTCTGTTTTGGTTCCGATGTTATCCACTCTTTCTTTGAGCCATTTTTTTTCTTCTTTGTTGAAGTTGTTGATGAGTTTGCGTTCTTCTAATCCGTTGGTTAGGTTTGTGATGCTTTTGTTCACTTCGTCGAAGGCATATTTTATTTTTTCATCACGTTGGCTGAATCCGGTGTAGAATGAGTCCATGCGGGCTTGGTTGTCGTTGTATTTGTTTAGTAGTTCTTCTAGTGTTTCTGTTTGCACGCATTTGAAGGTGGGTTGGTCTTGGTGTGGCATGGTGATTTTACATCCAATAATTGTAATAAATAATTAATATAAATATAAAAATAAAATATGTGGAGCTGGTTTTATGCTCCATCTTCTACTGGTTCTGGGTTTCGTGGTTTGATGTAATTGTACACTGCTAATAGTATGGCACCGATTATGGGTACGTAGATTTGGAATTGTTCTGGTATTACACGTGGTAGGAGTGTGGGATCTGTTACAAACACACCTAATACTATTACTCCTATTGTTATTAACAATGTGGATAGTTTTCCTTGATCAATCATAACTTAATCCTCTCCATTTTTTTGTTTTTAACTCTTTTTTAGCATTCTATCAAGGGTGGGAGGGGAAAAATAGGGGGGTGTATGTCCTTGGATGTTCCCCGGGGTCACATTTCTTGGAATGAAAAAAAGAAAATTAATTAAAGTATTTCATAATTCCGGAACACTTGGTGGGCTTTCTCCCACGCAGTCAATTCATGCACTACTGGTTCTGTTGGTTCTGGTTCTACTTTTGGTTTAACATATCGTGTTAGGTACGCTCTGGCAGGTGTGCTGTGTTCTGTTCCATGATTCCCACAATACAGCCGGATAAACAATTATTAACTATTTATCTATCGGCATCGCAGGAACCACAAACAATAATACCCTCTGGATATGTACCATCAAACTCTAAGTATAAACTGCCATGAGATCCACACATTGGACAGTAATTAATCCATGTATGGGTTTGCCAGTTATAACTACCTCCAATGTAGCATGATTCTTTAGTGGTAACTGTTAGTGTATCCGCTGCATTGACTATGGGTAGGGATACCAGAATAAATAATAAAAGTAATAATTTATAGTGCTTAATTTAATCACATCCATATAGTTTTAGTAGGCGTTTTCTTTTAACGGATTGCGTCTATATTGACTATTAGGGTGTGCCACTAACAATTTTTAAGCCCTGTTGGGGCTGTAATAATACATAAATATCACCTAACTGTTTCCAAAATGGAAACAATTCATTCATGCCATGTAAACTATCCGGGATTTCCGGATAGTTGTAAACGGTAAATGTAAACATTAAATGTATTCATGAGGCGTAAACTTATATTATGAGGCGAATATGAGGCGTAAAAAATGTATTCAATTGAGTAAATTAATTATTCAGCCATAGGTTAATTAAATCAGTACGTGTGCGTTGTATTTGCCGATTCTCCCAATATAATACAACTGTTTCTTTATGGAACATACCACAAGGATTAAAATTACACGCTTGTAATTCAGATAAAAAAGTCATAAGCCATCGACCAACACCGGATATTCTTCCCGGAATCGTGCAATAACCTCTGGGAACATGATGTATTCACATTCCACACAGTCACAGGTTATCTTTATTAGGTCATCGTTAATATGGTAAAAACGTAAACTAAGACCAACCTCTGAGGCGATGTTGTTTAAAAGCCTGTTTATCTCCAATTCACAAACCACACCCACATCCTCATACCGTGGGTGGTTAATCTCCTCTTGGATCATCTGGATTAAACGTCCAATATAACGATCCGACATACATATCACTTGTTAATCTTCAAAAGGTTTGCATTGGTGGTGGTGGTCTTCTATAACGTCAATTAAACACTGATAACTTTCATCCTCTCGTTTACACACTTTCACGGTATTACAGTCGTAGTGGCTGAATACATTAGTATAACTTAGTGTGGGGTAGTTGCCTTGGTCTATCCATTTGCATATCTGTTTTATGTATTGTCGGCCTTCTTCGTACCGTTCACGTCTTGTCTGGATATACATGCAGTTGTGGTCAACCATCCGGTCTATCCGGATAGTTGGATCATTGTTTAATATTTTAATCAATGATTCTAAGGTCTGGCTTAATATCACCACATCCCTAACATGTTAAGTAAAAGTATTGTAATGAACAATATTAATACAGATAATGTTAGTAGGGTTATGTCATGCTCATCCACGTTAATCATCTTCTTCTTGTTGTATGAACTTCTTTTTCAAAATATTGGAGCATCCTGGACAGAACAACGGTTTAGAACTGCCAGTTATAATGTAATGCTCATGGCAAGCCGTGCAACTCACACGAAACGTATCCCCCCCCATAACTAATCATGCTCCCTGCAAATAGCTTCATCAATCTCATTAACAAAAGACTTTTCAATCTCCAAAAACCGAGGATGAGTATGATGTTCCCCCTCAAAATCCGGGAACTCCTCAAGAAATTTATGATGAGCCTTTTCATGACTAATTAATAATAACAAAGCATAACGAATCAATGCAGGCTTATTCGCCTTAATAACAAGCAACGTACTCCCTGGTTTACTTTCAACAAATTTATCAGGATATAATTTCGCAGTTGGAAGTTTGCATCTTTTGTTTTGAAATAAAAAACGATATTCATCATTTGGATCTGCAATATCCAAAACCATGTCCAACTGAGATTTCACTTAACCCCTCCGTAATGCTAACTCATTAAAATCTTCCATAGCATCAGGCAAACGCTGATCAATCAAATAATCAATATTATTCAAATGCAAATGTTTATCCAGTGTGATAAACTGAAAAGCAGGAGGCAATGGTGGGAGTTCCATATCATCAGGGTAGCCATCATAATTTAAAAAAGCACCACTAAAACCATAGAAACGCCGACCCAAACCTTTATAAGCATTAGTATCAAACAATGGATTAGTAAACCAATCCAAACGATGATTATGTCCCTGTAAAAACAGATCGGCATGAATATGGGTTGTATCCCTAATCATGGCTCCTTGAGCTAAGTGAGCATGTTTATTACTTGTTTTACCATGACTCGCATGAATAGTGAACGGTTTATCATTAATAAGAAAAGTTTCCCTGTACTGATTAGCATAAGGAATATCCAAATGATGACTCATTAACCTGACAAGACTTAAATCAAATTCACGCTCTAATCTTTTTTTATGATTACCTGCAATCATAACCTTTGTATCATCAATAAATGGGTCAAGGAAGTCTTCTGTTTCTATAACTTGAGTATCTGCTGATCTATTTTGTTTGGCAATACTACTACCCACATGTTTACTTCCAACTTCTATGAGGTCTCCCATGAGTATGAACATTTTTGGGTTTTTGATTTTTTTAACCATTTTAACCCAGTAATCGAGGTATTCATAGTTACATCCTGGATTTCCACGATGAATATCTCCAAGTGGAATTATGTATAATAGGTCTTTCCCAGTTAGTTTATAACTATCCATACCCCTCATCACTCCCCATTTTTTTATTCGTAATCGTTCACAGAATCCTCACTCTCACCAACATCAACCCCACCACAACCAGGACACACTTGATTATACAAATAACTAACCCTCTCCTCAAAAGGAACACTCCTAGTATTCACACTCCAAACACAATCACAATCATTGCATTTGAATTCAAATTCGTATGGATCAGGTTTATCTTCATAATTTGTCATGGGATAATCACCCCTTCATAATTTTTTCTTCTTACTATTACTGGGGGCTTTCATTCCCAAGGAACGCAACCTTCTCCATCACCTTAAAATAGTCTTCCTCAATTAATCCAACTTCGTCAACAAAACCAAAAGCACTGCGTGGTCTTCGGTCTTTAAACTCAATCCTCCGACCATCCTGTTTCATAACCCCTAGGCATAGGGCGAGTACAATCATTTCATAAGTACAGGTATGGTGGAAATATTTAATTTCACCTGCTCTTTGAATCAAATACCATACTCGATCCTTCTGATATGGGGTCATCTGGAAGTGGGTGTTCACAATCCCAATATAATCATGATATTGTCTGAGTCTCCAGCCTTGTTTGTCGGCGTGTGTTTCGCTGTACTGTTTTTCTAACCATCGGACACGGCCATCTTTTTGTGTGGTTTTGTTCTGGAAATAATCTTCTAAGTGTTCCTCTTCAACTAGTATGTCCAGATATGTATCTCCTGTGATGGGGTTCTCGGAAACCATCATATTCTGTTTTAACACTTCTCCACAGTTTTCACAAACCTTTTCCCCACGGTGTGTGTCATGCCGGTAGTATGTGAAACTCCTACACGTATGACAAAGATATAAACCCCCTGTTAATCTTTTTAGTTCTTCTCGGTTGCTTATTATAGGCCATTTACTTTCTACTGTTTTTGTTATGTTGATTTAATCAGCTCCCCACTTTTTGTTATACTACTACGACAGATAGATCATTTTATATAATATTCAGGATATAAGTTTTAGCCCCCTAAACATAACACACCACCATAAAAAAATTAACGATTTATGAAAATTGGAATAGTTCTCCCTGGAAAATAAGTACCCATGAACGGATGAATTTCAAATGAAGTTCCATAATTCTCACAAAAATCAATTAATTTTTTAAAATCATCCATACATAAATCATAAGGTTCTAATGTTAAATTAATTGTCTTATGTCCTTTTTTAAATAGAGTTGGATGATCTGCAATAGAATGACCAATCTCACCATGTATTGATTTAACCAAATCATCATTCCCTGGTTTGATATTATACCATCCTTCTTGAATATTATATTTAGAACGCTTATAAAATCGTTCAAATCTAATTTCACTCATTATCCCTGATAATAATCTTTCTAACTGTGCTATATCTAGGCCGTCTTTAATCATGTCATTACATAAATTAATAAAAAGTGGTGCTTTTTTGGGCCAAGTACATCCCATTAAATTATATGATTTATCCCCTTTAATTTTAAAATTACTTGTCATTTTATCCCCTCGAATGTTTTATTGGCGTATTCCCTGTGCTTGTTTAAGTAACGGTTTTAATAATTGTTCGCCTTTGTTTATTTCTTTCCGTAGTTTTCTACGCTTGAAATAGTGCCATCCACTCAACCCATCCAACTCCGATTGTTTGGTTGCGATTGTGGTTTGCAATGCTTTAATGTATTCTTCGGCCTGATTCTCCATTATTAATTCCCCCTTTTTTTTAATGCCATTTATCTGGCTTAATTTTAATAATAGTCTTTTCATAATCTGGGATTGGGTTTTCATTACCTCCCGAACTACTTTTATATTTATTACACTTAAATTTATTAGCAACAGTTGTATAATATCTACAACCATTATCTCCAGCATAACACCAGATACACGTATCACAACATTCAACAATCCTTAAATTATTTAATCTCATAACACTCATTCCCCCTTTTCAGTTATACAATCGAGTTTAATAAAATCCTCACAAACTCTTGTAGTAGCCACATTATGTTTAAATTTATAATTAGAGCAGTATGTGAAATAAAAATCACCATTCCACTCTTTAACTCCTTGTGATGAGTGCTGACACCATAAACAACAATCTCCAAATCCTAACTCCATTTTATATCACTCCCTCCACTTTTTCAGATGGTGCATTTTTTGCATCAACTCCACGTTCCCTCATCAACTGTTTATAACATTCCTCATGATACAAACCCCACCTTATCCCATTTTCATGGGCTGTGGTAACATCCACCACCACTACATCCCGATGGGGTGGCATGGGGTTAGTTTCCTCGTGGCATACATGGCATTTACTCATTTAATCCCCCGTTATCCTTAATATTTAACTCAATCAGGCCCTTTCCACCACAACTAGAACATTCTACAAGCTTTAATCTTATTCTATTATTAATTTCTGACCATCTCTCTTCTCTATTTTTTCCACTACCATGACATAAAGGACAATCAATTACTTTATTCATTTTCATCATCTTCTTTATCGTTACTATGTCTTTCACTATGCGTACCCCTGGCAGGGTTGCGGTGGTCGTAATCCCTGTTATAGTAATGCTCATACATTAATGGTTTTCTAGTCATACAATCGCCTCATTTGCATGCTTTGACTATTTTTCCTTCCTCATAACATAATATCAACTGCTCAAAATCCACTTTAGAAATAGCTTTAGCCAAGTTTCCAAAAGCCTGTTTAATCTTATTTCCAAACTCCAAACAACAATCCTTTATTTCCTGATATTCAGCTTCCTCAAAAGCAACCCCTTTATATGTTCCATTAATGGTGTTAATTTTTTCAATTCTCATGTTTTTTATCCCTCCTTTGTTTCTACTTCGTTCTGGTAAGTTTAGCGAACTAAATTTTGTTTCTAATGAATTTATCATCCAATCTGCCCAATAATATTTCAATTGATTTAAGGTGTTTATTCATTTCCCTTAATTCCTCTAAAATCATCTTGTCTTCAAAAGGCACACCATCAATTAAAATGTTTCCATTAAATTCTGCTTTAGATTGCCCTGCTCTACATTCTGGACAAATCCCGTTGCTTGGAAATATTCGACTATATACTCTTTTACCACATTTTACACAATCATAAAACTCTTCATACATTTTTTTTACCCCTCCTCTTTTGTAAATATTAGATGGGTACCGTGGGAATCGAACCCACCATCTCCCGGTATCTCCAGGAACCATTAAAATCTGTATAAAAATTTCCACTTTCTTTTAGTCCAAGAGGGGCGGTATCCTCTATTTAAGCGAGTGTGTGGAAATTCCCACGGTTAAAAATGATTCCTTCTGGAGCCGGGCAGTTCTCCATTGAACCTTTACACCCCTAAAAAATTACTATCAATAGTTACATAACCCTTGTAATTTTCCTCAACTCCGCTTTTGTTTATTGCTCCAAACATTGCACTTGTTTCAACTTCTATCCTTATTGTAGTTCTCATCATAATCCCTCCAGGCATTTCTCAGAATCAAATTTATAACAAGGACACTCAACCTCTTTTTTACCATTAACCAAAGTTTTAACCTTTCTTTTCCCACATAAAAACTGATCAACTATTGTACTGTCTTTAATTTCCCCAAATAATATTATTTCAACCCGTTCTCTCCTATTGCAGTTTCTATATTTGTTATAATGTGTGCAATACTTACAATCTGAATAACCCCACATTTTTATCACCCTACTTCGTTAAACTTCCCTATAACGAAGTTAATTTATTACCTTTCCACAATGTGGGCAAACCCTTTGATTATTTTGAGTTTTCTGATTATAACAATCTCCACACATCATAACACCATCTAATGAGTAATATTGTGCTCTTAATATTTTACCACAAACTTGACATAATCCTGCACGTGAAGTAGTTGAAAATTCATCCATTTACATCCTCTCCTGTTGTTTTTAGTTCGTTATAATCCCTATAACGAAGTCCTATTTCTTATAAAACCAAATTATGGTAACTAAATCATCATAGTCAAATTTTGGATAAAAGTTTGACATATTATCAAATAATCCACCATAACCCTGACAATTAGGGTCATGATTCATCCCTATTTCTTCACTTGTCAAATCAACAAAACGCCTCATTTCACTATAAACAATATATCCTGTTCCTTGAGTATTTCCATAATAATCAACTAATTCAACATGCCCTTTATTCAAATGTCTTTTATCTCCCTTTCGTACTGTTTGCATCAATCCTTTTCTAAATATTGGATTGCCAAATACTAATTTATCCATATTTATCCCCTCCATTGTGTTCGTTATATCCCTATAACGAAGTCAATACTCTATTTTAACCTGGAAAATTCATACTTAATTTTTTCCCTGTTTTTCTGAAATATTCATCCTTTTCAGCTTTCCACTTCCTACGACTAATTTCACATTTAATATCCCATAAGGTAGATGATAAATTAGTATAACCTGTTGGAAGTTTAGGAATAGCACCCATATAATGATAAGGATTACCATTCCAATTCTTGTCTTTTTTAAGAAGGGGCAACCAAGCATTTAATAAAATTTTATCAGATTTTTTCTCTAATTCTCCAAATAATTGATTTAACAACTTATCATCCATTAATTCTAATTCTTTTCGTGTGAAATTGGGATTTGTCATGATTTTATCTCTTAATTTTTTAATCCATGTTTTTCCCTTTTTAATTTTAAATTTTCGGCTTGAATACATATCTCAATATCCTTTAATTCCCCCCCACATTGTTTATAAGTACATATTCTACAATATTCACTTTCAAACCATTCAACGCCCCTTATCATTTTGTTTTCTATTGGTCTCATTTTTATCCACTCTCCCTTTTTATTTCGTTATATCCCTATATTCCGAAGTTCTACTCTCAAATTCCTGCTTAACCATTTTAATTCACTCCTATTATTTCTTTCATCACTGAATAATCTCTCTTTTTAATAAAATTAAAGGCAAACCCATAATATGTTTCACCTTTATCTTTTTTAGTTCCCTTCTTACTCCATTCTGGTGGTTTAAGCCAATGTTCCTGATGCCTATCCATTTATACATCCTCCTCATTTTTTGGGTTGGAATCCATTACAGGACAAAAGCCAGGTGGGGTCATAATTCAATGGCCACATGAACCATCCCATTCTGATTCCATGTTTATCTCCAGTAACTCCAAGTTGATTCATGGATTCTTTACATGGGCCACTGGTAACCAAAAGCCCAATTAAATCCATGATGGGATCATCTGTTGAAACCTTGGGATGTTCACACCGTATGTGGCAGTCCCCTGGTATAGTGGCCATGTGTTTACATTCATAACAGTTTGGTTTGTCCATTACTGGCACCTTCTTTTAAAGTGGCATTTTCTAATTTTACATGAAGAGCATTTGGTATATTGAAATTTATCGATAGATTGTACCATTTCCCTGTATAGCAGTACCCTTTTTTCAGGCCAATTTCCATGATGGTCCTGGCAATTAAATCCTTGGTGTCATTATCAGTCAATAAATTTTGTTCACTCATTCTGTTCACACCATAATGGATTTATTTAGGTGGGTATTCCCTGGCAGTGATTTCTTCTTTCACTAATTCCCAAAAACTGGAATTATCACCTATCTGGGATTTGGCCTCTCGTAACATATTCAGTTCTGTGATGGGTGCATTCCTGTCTTCAAGGTCTGTTTCCACACCTTGGATGAATACTCCTATCTCGGCAGGGTCATGACTGTTCAGTGAAGGACCTTCATGTGTAGATACAGGGGCAGGGGCAGGGGTAGATTCCCATTTTCCCTGTGGCCTGTAAAACACTTCAAACAGTTTAGTGGGGCTTAATGGTGGTTTATTATGACTGGTTCCAGTGAATTTGATTAAAACCTCACTTTGTATTGGAACATCCAAGAACAAGTCATCCAGTATGGTTGTTCCAAAAACTGTAATTTCAAGACCTTCCTGGTTCCTGATAAAGTACCTTAAAAGGTCCTTTTTCTTGGGGTCCTTGCTTTTAATCCTTTCAGTTCTCAAAAATACACCCTGTAAGGATTCACCTTCCATAGGGTCCCATCTACGGCCTTGGGCCTTTATCCATCCATTTTCTTCATTTATCTCATTGTTTACCATTTAATCACCTATTTCTTTTTTTTTTAATGGAATGGGCATAGTGGGAATCGAACCCACCATCTCCCGGTATCTCCAGGAACCATTAAAATCTGTATAAAAATTTCCACTTTCTTTTAGTCCAAGAGGGGCGGTATCCTCTATTTAAGCGAGTGTGTGGAAATTCCCACGGTTAAAAATGATTCCTTCTGGAGCCGGGCAGTTCTCCATTGAACCTTTACACCCCTAAAAAATTACTAAACAATTAAATCCCCTCCACTGTTTTTACTTCTTTATAGGTAAGTTAAACGAAGTTCACAACCTTGGACACTGGGGAGTATAATAACAATCATCCTCATTATCCCAGTAAGCCCCAAAAGCCACTAAATCATAATAAATATAGGGCTCACAGTCCTCTCCGTTCTCATCCCAACTAATTTCATGTTTTTCATAGATAGGATCACATGATTGATTTTTACATTGAAAACTCCATCCATGCCATTCTGCATAATATGCTTCAACTGTTGGGATGAATATTCCAAGATAAGTGGCACTATTACAATTAGGACAAGGATGTGGCCACACTTTCTGTTCGTCCATTGGGTTGTAAATGTGTATTTCTCCTTCGTTCATTTTATCCCTCCATTCCTTTTATGTCTTCTAAATCCTCTAAATCTACCAATCGTAAGGATCTGTTAAATAAAATTCCAGCCCTTCCTCGTAGGGTACACAGTTATTGCACTCCTCCACTATGCAAAGGAGCATATTCTTGGAATCGTCTTTTATATCCTGTTCTTTGTCCTTGTAATAGATACGCCCCCAGTATTGGAGTCTTTCCCCACATTTAGGACAATACCGGTCACTCAACCTATCCGATTTAATCTGCACCATCCTGTTTCACCACCCAACATTCATGCAAAACCCTATACAATTCCCGTTCCACATCCAACTCATCCTCAAAACGCTCATCCAAAGTCATACAAAAAAACCTCCCTCTTTTATTTGGCAACGCTGAATATATGCACATAAATCACACCCTTCACTTGGATGAAAAGCACAATGCACCACAGGATTCAGTTCTGGTTTCGCTTCAAATAGTAGGTTAAACTTCTCGTTCTTGGCTTTCTGGTATTGTCTTCTCATAAAACCCATACTAACCACTCCATCCGGAAACGTGTTTTAACTCTGCACTATCGTACCGTGGGCAATTAACGGGCTTCTTTTGAGTAATCCCCACACCAAACCCCCTAGAATGGGGTGCAGTTAGCTCCTCCCAGAATGCATAAGGGCAGAAGGTCTTCATAGTTTCACCTCATCAAAACGATCCCATCCAGGAACATCCACATCAGGATCATGCAAATGAACAGTTAAACCATCCATAACCACATCCTCAAGTATGAATTGCATCACACTACTCCCCAGCTCCCATTCAATCAACTGCTTCTGCTCCTCAGATAATTTAAGAAGGTCTTGCTCCAAACTATCCGATACCCGGCCACTAAGCTGATAAACATTAGCCCTGCTCTGCTTATCCACTACTTTAATAAAACCAGTCCTGTTAAGTTCACCAAAATAAGTTTGAATACTACTTTTAGATAAGTGGGTGCCACTTAACTCAAGATAATCATTTACTGTGAATGTTCCCATGTCACCTATTTTACGATCCATAATCCAATCATCCAACTGCCCACGTATATCATCCAATACTTCCGCACTTTTAGGACTAATATTAACGCTGATGGATTCGTGGTATGCTTTTAGTAGGCTCATGAATAGTTTAATATCATTCAAGGAGGTGTAGAGTATTTCTTGACCATCAATCTCGAATGTTTGCCTGTTGTAACCATTAATAGCAGTTATGGTTTTTAGGATGCCATTGTATTTGTCAAAGTCACGTTTAAAATATTCACTTTCTCCCAGGAACTTGATAACACTCTCAGTGTATGGGTTGTTGATTATAACGGTTTCCATACGCTCCCTTAACAAATACACTACATATTTAACGATTTCCAGTTCGTTAAGATAATATTTGGATTGTTTATGTGTGCGCCCCCCATTAAATTCCAGCATCTTTTTCATGGCATGGAATACTTTTTTATTATCCATACGGGGAGTAATGAAAATACTACGGCTCATCTCCTGATCATCAAAGATATGACCAGGAACAGTGGTATAAGTGGTGCATGGGTGTCCAAATAATTCCATTTGCACACGCATCCTTTCACCATCATGGTCTTTACCAATCATAGTCTTAGATAAGTAGCCGTCGGTTTGTAACTCTTTAAGTAAGTCTTTGATTTCCAGTACAAAGTCCTGGGCTGATTCCCCACCCAAATCACCAAAGGATACAATCTTACCATCATACACATAAGGATTTTCAAGTCCTTTGTCAAAGAATGCAGCATCAGTGGTTTTCTTCTCTTTAATCACAAACTCATCAGGAATCATACTTAGGGCCGCGGTTTCAATATGAGTCTTACCACTACCACCCTCCCCCAGTATAACAACATTGATTGGGTTTCGGAGTATAACCTGACTGGCATAGGTGATGAATGTTAAAATAATATTTGCTCGTTCACCTGCGGTCATCCAACTACTCAAACTTGCTATGTATATTAATGGTTGGTCTTTGGATTCGAGCAAGTCAGTGGCAATGTTAAGGTTTTCTTGATGCTTCTGTTCATCTGATGCATGTTGGTCTTCCTCTTCCTTTTCCAGTGCTATTAAATGTAGCTGATAACGTTCATTTAATGCCATCTTGGTTGATTCAAATTCTTTAATAAATTTAGGTGAGCCTTTAAGACTCTGGTCAATGTGCTGTTTTATCTTCCGACCTATTTTGGATTGTTCACCAATCATTAACGGTTCTTCACCTTTATCCTTAGCAACATCATGACCATCCGGATCTTTAAGAATATATAGTACCTTCCCTGTTCTGGTTGGATGTAATTCCATGAAGTAACCGTCTGGGAATTTGACAATGTTTCCTGGTGTGGGTTGTGATTGTTCTGTTTCTATAAATCAATTCACCCCCTACATTTTTCATAAATGATAATAATACTCATAACACTAATTACAATAATTAGAAAAATAATAAAAAAATTGGAGATGGTGCCTATGATGTCAGTCATCTAAAGCCATCTCCCTGTTTATTCTCCGAGTGCTTCCAACGCCTGAATATGTTGTTTTTTGGTGATCTCGTTTTGTGCCATCATGGTTTCCACTTCCTTCCTGATAGCACTGAGGGTTACATCCAAGTTCATATCGTTAAGTGTGTCCACTGCATTCCTAACAGCATTACTGTCTTTCATGGCCTGTTTGATTTGTTCTTTGTCATCGGTTACCGCCTTAGCGGGAGGGGTCTCCCCCTCATCCTCCAAATCCTGCAAACTCTTAATGCCGATGCCCTCAAACTTAGGGTAATGATTAACTTTTAATTTGATTTTAATATCCAGCCACTTATCAGTCTGTGGACCATAATCATTTATCATCACCCGTCCATTGGTCTTATTCAATGGCAACACATATTTTATCTCCTCAAATCCGAGAACTAACTTATCCACCTCTTTTTCTTCCCCTGTCTTGAAATCGGTTTGTTTCATGGTTTTCTGTTCAACGTCGTTGATGGTTAACCATTTATTTAACAACCTGTCGTTCCTTGCGTCTTCCAGTTTTAGATAGGTGTTGTCACCCATTGTTTCGCTATATATATCCAGTTGTGTTGCGTCCATTTTTTTCACTTCCATTTTCCATTTTCCAATTTATTTATAAGCCCACAATTCGGGGTAGAAATTTGTGATCCCATGAGGTAATCAATGAGTAGGTGTTCATAGATTGATGATTCTATGTCTTGGTCCATTATGCACCGTGGACAGATACTTTCAGTCGAACAACTATCCGCTTCGAATGCTTCACCACATTTTTGGCAGATAACAATATACACCATCCTAATCACTTTCCTGTGCTTTCGATTAACAGGTCTGGTTTGTTCATCCATAGTAATGCGGTGTATGTTCTTTTTAGGTTGTCACGTTCCAATCGTAGTAGTGTGACTCTTTGCCGTAGTGCCTGCGTACAGTTTTGTATATGGGCTTTACGTTTGGCTTCGGTGGTGATGCCCTTTTCTTTTTTGAGATTATCCCAGTCGGTTTCCAGCCAAAGACTATTCTCTTTGTTTAACAGTTTTTCTTTGGCGGTTTGCAGTTCGTAGTCTTTGTTGGTTAATTTTTGGTTTATTTCAAATATATTCAGTTCCATCATTTCCCCCCCTTTATTGGTGGGGAGATTTTCGTAATATT